CGATCCCGCTCAAGCTGGAGTTTCTGTTGTGCAATCTGAGCGTCAGTCTGGTCTTTCTGAGTCTTGCGCTGCACGTCTTGCTGCTTGATCTGCAACTCAGCCTGCTGCATCTGGATGAGAGGATCTTGTGCCACTTGTTGTGCCTGTTGTTGAGCCGCCTGACCTTGGTGAATCTGGAGTAGCTGCTGGCTGGCCTGCGCGACCATGCGTGACAACTGAACCTCAACTTCTGGAGGCATCTCGGCATCTGGCGCTGGCATATGCACGCCCATCCGGTCCTCGATCTGCTTGCGGTACGCAAACCCAAGGTGTTCAGCAATGTGTGCTTGCATGGACGCCATCAACATCTGAGCCTGAGGGTTCTGGCCCATCTGCTTCATGATCATCGGATCTTGCATAAACGAATTGTGCGTTGCGATATGCGCGTCATGGTCCTGATAGATAAACGCCTTCACGGGTTTACCCTTGAGCACAGACATATTCTCGCTTATCGGATCACGAGGCTTCTCGTCGTCCTCGACCGGAACCAAGTCCTCGCCATTCTTAATACCAAGGATCTCGATCATCTGCCGGTGCAGGTTTGGCAGGTTGTAGATCTGAGGCGCGGTGCTCGCTAACTGGATAACAGCTTGGTACTGCATGATGCGTTGTGCCATCGTGCTGCTGTTGGGGTCGCTGACCGGTATGACCTCCACCATGTCATAGTCAGCTTGCTTAACCTTGCGGTCAGACGTGAAGTCTGGCGTGTAGCTATACTCCGGGGGCGTATAGTCTCGGATGATGTTCTTGAGAAGCTTGAACTCCTCCTTCATCGAGAAGTGCACCCGTGCCTGCACGGCAGACATCGTTTTGAGAGTGCGCTCAAGCAGAGCCAGCGTGGTTCCAACAGGCGCATTTGCGCTCATGTCAGATATGTTCATATCTGATATCGCACCAAGCCTGCGACCTTCCTCCGTGATCTTGTCTAACAGACCAGACAGAACCATCGAAGGTTCTTTGTACGGCAGCGGCATTACGTTGTCTTTCAACGCTCCGCTAGGAATGTCCACGTCCCTAAACTCTCCGGGGGAGATGGGCGTGTCGTCGCCTTTGATCCGCAGTCCTCGGGTCTTCAGTCCACCCGGCAAGTTAGAGAGAGTACCAGCATCGACAAGCTGACGAATAAGAGAAGTACCGGCACGAGCATAGCCACCAATAATATGAATAAGGCCCATGCCATACACTCCGAATCCCGGAATGTAGTTGTACTGCACGAAGTGCTGTCGCTTGAGTCGTTTCTGGTCATCTGGGTTCCAGTTGCGACGGATTGCTAAAACTTTTTGAGTCCCACGCTCATATGTGATGATGTACGGCAGGGCGATCTCGTCAGGGTCCTCATACCCCGGCAGGTCGTAGTCAATGTGGACTTCGCACGTCTGATACCGGTCATCGTCAGTAATAGAGTAGCCTTGCTCGTCGGCTTTCTTCTTCTCGATGTCGGTTGCGATGCTGACAGGCTCACCAAGCTCAACATCCCGATAAAAACCCGCCACTTGAAGCTTGCGAATCTCGTTTTTGGTCTTACGCATCATGTGCGTAACACGCTCAGAAGTCTGCAAATTAGAGGCCCCATAGGGCATAATCAGGTCTTCAGCGGAGACGTACAAGGACACTTGGCGATCTAGGGACGGGTCGAAATAGACCTTCTTGAACGCAGCACCGGCAAGTCCGAGGCTAAACAGCATGCGCTCATGCTCTGAGCGGTACTCCGTCATTTTCTCGGTCAGTTGGTAGTTCATGTCGTCCCTGACACGATCCGCCGCTTCTTCCTTAATCTCGTCGATTTCACCAACAATCTGGGTTTTCACCGGCCCCTGAGCCGGGAAAGTCTCCATAATTGTCTCGGCTTGGAACCTGATAGCCGCTTCGGTCAGCACAGTGGAGAACACGCCACATGCGCCATCCCACGGCTCGGTGCGCTGCTCATACTTGAGCCCAAGCACTTCTAGGCCCCGCACGTAGGTGTCTGCCCAGTCTTTGCGACTATTAATGTCCGCCGTTACTAGCTCATCAATGTCATCTGCGATGCCAGAAAGCTCGCTTTCCGACATAAATTCGGCCAAATTTGCGTCAAAATCCTCGTTTTCGGTGTCAATATCGCCCTCGATAAGCACAATTTCGACACCATCGTCGTTTTCGTCCATCAAATCGGGCGATTCCACCTCAAATTCGACAGAATCGAGGCTACCTAACCCCATTTCGTCTTCTAATTCGGGCATTTCTGCCTCAAAATCACCCATATCTTCGATATTTACAGCCATTTTTAGCCTTTAGTAGTACGCTAAGCGGCGGCGAGACTTAAAATACTCTTCAGCATCCTTCTCGTCGCTCGGCAATTTGATAAACCCACCTTGACGGAACCGCATCAGGGCTTGCGTGCAGGAGTCTACCAAGTCATCGTTCTCTCCGGCAGGGAAAGATGCGAATTCCTCAATAACTTCTTCAGCCCACCGGGTCTGCGGTGCCCATACTACGCCACTTGCGAACAAATCTGCTACCGAGTTCACCCTCGAAATCTTATCATTACCTCTTGACGGAGTATACTCTGAAAGCATGACGCCCATGCTACGCAACTCTTGAATTAGCGGGGTACCCGACGCTTTTGCCTCGATGATGCAGGTGTCAGGGTTGTACTCTTTATATAGTTCAAGCGCCTTCTTTTTCAGGTCGGGGAAGTCCATCCTCGCCTTGAATGAGTCCAACAGGATCAGGTTGGGCATCTTGTCGCCGTGCTCATTCTCTTTATTGAACACGCCCCACGTGGTGCAGGCAGAGTAGTCGGCCCGCTCCTTGGCTGAGAATGCGCAGTCCCAAGACTGTATAATATAGTCAACCTCCGGTGGGTCTTCTTTTTCCCACTCCTTCCACCACTCCCTCTTAATAATAGAGCCCCCCGCACCGGAGGGCTGCTGCATGTACTGTGCGTCCCACTTGTGAACCGGCAGTTCATCTTTAAGGGCCTGAAGTTCTTTTAGAGACCAGAACTGAGGCCATAGGGGTTTACCCGAGGGCATGATGGCAGGTAGCTCGATCACCTCCCACTCCTCACCGCCACGGGTGAGGGAGCTTTTTATGACCTGCGCCGTGAGATCTCGCTTAGACCAGCGCGTCATCACTATAATAATAGAGCCCCCCGGTTGCAGACGCTGACGCGGCCCGGACGTGTACCACTCGTACACCCTGTCGTAGACCTCACGGTTGGTCTCTCCTAGAGCAGCTTCTTGCTCAGAGTGGGGGTCATCAATAATAAGCAGGTCGGCACCTTTACCGGTAACCGCGCCCCCCACACCGATAGCAAAGTAGTCGCCTCCCTTGTTGGTGCTCCAGCGTCCAGCAGCTTTGGAATCTGCCTGAAGGAAGACCTCTGGGAAGATTGTTTTATAGGAGTCGGAGTCAACAAGGTTACGCACCTTTCGACCAAAGCCGGTCGCCAACTCCGACGTATGCGAAGTCTGAATTACTTTCTTTTCTGGAAAGCGACCAAGAAACCATGCTGGCAATAGGAAAGATGCAAACTCGGATTTGGTATGCCGTGGCGGCATGTTGATAATAACGCGCTTGATCTCACCTTCGGCTACTTTCTCAAACGCATCAGCCATAATCCTATGGTGCTTGCCGTGAATAAACCCCGGCCACATCTCTTGCACAAACGACAAGAAATCAGACTTGCACCCCTCGACCTTGCGGCGACGGTTTAATTCTTGCAGTAGGGAAGATGCCTTCTCCCTAATCTCCGGCGGCATAACGGCAAGTGCCGACTGTATTGCAACCGGATCAAGGTTCATCAAATGGAACCTCTTCTTCGGGGGTATCTTCGGGGGTGTCGTCTATCGGCTCTACTTCTTGCACGTACTTACTAAAGTACGCCTCAAGCTCTTTCTCAAGATCTCGGGTCGTTTTATCTTTAATAGTGATTTCGGTGCGGTCGGCAAATAGCCCGACATCGGCAACTTTACCCAATAACTCCAACGCTTTAATCCGAATCTTTACATCCGGATCGTCCGTCAGTTCTAGCAGGCGGTTGGTTGCATAATACCGGATCTGGGCGGGGTCATCTACTACTCGCTTGTCGTAAGCATTTAGCAGGTTGTTAATCTGGTTCAGTGGCCCACTACTGATGTGGGTGGGCATGGCTTGGGGGGTTTGAGGCAGTGGTGCCGTAAATCCCGGCGCGAACAGATTTTCCGGCGCATCGCTGCAAGCCGCTTGGGCATTCGCAAAAATTGTGCTGAAGTCAGACAATGTAAAGGGAAAAGTTATGAAAAAAATATATACCCCCCGGGGGTATGCAAAGGATAATAGGGGGGTGGGTGGGCAATGTCAAGAAATAGAGGATTGGATGAGCGAATTAGTATAGTAGAAGAGACGCGCTCGCGGGGGACTTATCCGGGGCTCCCCCGGTATGGTGGGGTAGCGCCCAGAGCTATTGACAATGTACAGAGACTAGAGTAGTATTCGGGTTGTCGGCGCTTTGACCGACGCAAACCAGAGAGCACATTATGAAAATGTCAGCAGACATGATGTGGCACGTTAGTACCACATTGGACGAACTACACGCAGACGGATACACGGATGCGTTGTTCCTTGGATGGGAAGAGACGGAAACGGGCTACCGCGCCATGTTCCAGTGGACCGATAAGTCTGGCGTTGTGGTGAGGTCGCTATGAGCACAGAAGATTGGTTTGTGATAGACAAGTCGCCCATCACGGGCGCTTGCCTCTGGAAGCACGTGGACGGCACGCAGGTAGCGGCGTGCAACCACGACGAAGAGCCTGTGCATGCAACCGCATGGATATCAGGCGTATCGGTTTGGAGCCAACGGCTGGTAGCGGTTGTGTTCTACAGGCGATACTGGCACGAATACCAGTACGCTGACTGAGTTAAGGGACAGGGGCTTCGGCTCCTGTCCCTTTTTTTGGCCCAAATCGCCAGTTCCCTGTTCGCTCTCTCGCTGCACTCTCTCGTGCCCATAAGATTTTTAGTAGATCTATTGACAATGTACATCAACAAGCGTAGTATTCGGGTTGTCGGCACTCAGCGACACAATCCAAAACCTACATGGAGTTCCAAAATGGAATTAGCACACACGACCGAAGTTCAGGAAATTATTGACGGCATGGTGGAAACCGCTCAGCACTACATGGATGTTGCCAAGCGCGATATGGATCACATCTACTCCATCACGACGCAACAAAACTTGGCGATGTTCGGAGAGATGGCGGAAAAGTTTGGCGGAATGCTCAGCGCTTTCGTAGGCGCACATTTCGTCTGCGGGTTCCGCGATGCCGATGGAAACTACGTCAATTCGACTACTGCGTCGCGGGTTCAGATCACCATCCGGTTCCGCGATCTGGAATCGTTCAAGGACGAAAAGTTGATCGGCATTCTGGAAACGATTGATACGATGGGACTCGAAGCTGAGACCCGCGACTACACGGGCTCTGAGTCGCCAAACCGGGAGTTCCGGTTTGAGACCAACGACTACCGTTTAGTGGTTGACGCGTGGGTAAAGTCGGACAGCCCTCTCTGCCGCAGGATCAAGACCGGCGAGACGATCAAGACGGTAGTCGAAGAGAAGTGGGACATCGAATGCGATTGATTATGTGCTAGGGCTTCGGCCCTTTGGCCCCGGACTTCGGTCCGGGGTTTTTTTTGGCCCTCATCCTGAGTCGCCAGTTCCCTGTGCACTCTCTCGCTGCGCGGCGCTGACTCACGCGTCCATAAGATTTTTAGTAAAGCCATTGACAATGTACAGGGACAAGCGTAGTATTCGGGTTGTCGGCACACAGCGACGCAACCAACCTAAAGGAGTAACCATGAGTTACGAAATTGAGTACACCGACTGCAAGTCGCCCGAGACCATCCAGAAGGCGCTGGAGGATTGCAGGAATTGGCTGGGCGCTGATCTGTACGAAAAGATCAGCCTGATCCTGATTCAAGACAAGGGTCAGACTTCGCGGAATCTGATCCGCATGGGCCTGATGATGCAGGGTATCCAAGGATACCCGGCGGAAGCGATGATCGACACTTACTGGACCCAAGCATAATGTGGGCCGGGGCTGACTTCCACGTCACCCCGGCCTATGGCCGGGACTACCGCAACGTAACCCAAGTCAAAGAAGACTGGCACGCTGGTAAGGACTTCATGTTCCAAGGGCGGTACATCTCAATAAGAGATGTGCCCGAGGGCACGCAAGTCTGGGCGCGGTACGCGAAGCTGGCGAAGATCGTCAGGGTGCAGTAACCGAAGGGGGGTTGGGGCTTCGGCCCCGCCCCCCAGAATCGCCAGTTCCCTGCGCGCTCTCTCCCGACTGCCGCACGCTCTCTCGCGCGTCTCTGTAAAAGTTTTACGAGAACCCTTGACAATGTACCGGGTTTGCCTGATAATTCAATCACTCCGGCGCTTTTGTCGGGGCAATCAAGTGGAGTTCTATCATGGCAAAATCGCCAATTCTCGCAGTTCAGTTAAACGCTTCCGAAGTCGCTATGCTCACGGAAGCCGTAGGGCATCAAAAGTCGGTCCGCGACCTAGTGTCGAAGGTCGGTGTTTCCTACGTCAAGCGCACGTCGCATCCGGTTTGGCAATCTAATTCACCGTTCTATGAGCATTTCAGCAACGCGATGACTGCGGTGATCCTGAAGGCTAACCCGAACTATTCAAACCCTCGCGAGTTAGTGAAACACGCTCGCGAATGTGGTCGCGACTGGTATATCGCGGAAGGGGACTCGGTTCTGAAAGCCGCACGTGATTCGGCGGAAACCGCCAAGGCGCAAGCCAAGGCGCACGACGCAGTAGTAGCGGCGGCGGAAGCGCAAGCCAAGCGTGAGGATATTACCGTGTCCGAACAAAAGCTTGCCAAGCTTGCGGTGACGCAAGCCAAGGCCGAGCGTACGGTAGCCAAGGCGACGGCGGCATCATTGGCAGGGCAGTATGCCTTGGCCTTCGAAGCGAAGTTTCCTACTAAGGTCACGGTGATGTCCAAGGAAGACAAACTGTCGGAGTTTGTCAAGAGTGTAAAAACACTCAAGACGAAGTTTGAGAACCTTGAGGATGCGTCGGTTGACAAGTATGTGCACGAGGCCACGACGGCCTACCTTGAGAAAATGAAAAGGTGGACCGAGGTAGCACCAGCGGCCACACCAGCGAAATAACCCTCGCTTCCCTAAGAACCCCCGGAGAAATCCGGGGGTTTTTTTTCGCCCAAATTTTGGGCGAATCGCCAGTTCCGTACGCACTCTCGCGCACTCGCGTAAAAGATTTACGTAAATTTTTATGGAGATTGGCTTACAGTGTCCAAAAGGGCCGTTTTTTGCTGTTTTGCTGTACCCTGCCGTCAGGGTACAGGTTTGACCCTATTGAAGTCAAGTGAAAATGACCCTGAATCGCCAGTTCCTCGGTCTGGCTCACGCATGGGCTCGCAGGGCGCATAAACGCTAGGTTTGCGTAAAAGTTTTACGCAGGGGGAGGGAGAGTGTGTGTTCCAAATGTTCGTTATGTTCTATTAATGTTCTTATTCTATCTATCTATCTACCCAGTATTTACGCGGGTTCTGGCCTATTGTTCTGTGGTTCGGCTTTTACCCCCCCTAAAAACGATGAACGGCAAAATTTCCGCGAGACGAGATCATACTAGCGTTTTGTACGTCCTCCTTGATTGTCTAGGTTCCGCTTTCCCCACATGACCATTTTTCAACAGAACCTTAGAACTTTAGAACAAATGGACAGTATCAAGCCGCTAACCCGCGCCGTTCCTAGGCCCCCAAAAAAACCCCTCCGAACATACAGAACATAGCCAAGAACATAGCGAACAAAATTCAGGGTTGACTTTTTTACGGGGCCTGATACACTAACCCTTCCTTAACCCAGCCGTATCCCAGCGGCGCATCGGAGACTGCCAAATGGCACCCACTGCCAAAACCCACACCGTAACCGACCTTCCCCCGAACGTATCCAAGTACATCAACGTACAGGAGAAAGACGCAAACTCCCCCAAGTGGAGCGACCACTGGATCTGGACTGGCGTGTACCACTCGGACGGAATGCCGCTTATTGGAAGCAAGACGGCCCATAGCGTTATCTACCGCTACCTGAACCCTGAGATAGCCAAGCTCGACGGACGCATCCTGCGTCAGTGCGGAGAGAAGAGGTGTGTCAACCCTGCCCACATGCGATACCCCATGCACGAGGGCCCGCTGAAGTTAAGCAAGCTCGACCCTGCCGTACGTAAGGCGTGGTTAGGCAGACCCTCAGGCTCCAGCGTGACCATCGCGCAGATAGAGAGGGAGCATGAAGAAAGTACCCCAGATCTCGTAAAAGTTTTACAGAGAATCGCAGTAGCGTTGGAGAGAGCAAATGAAATAGCAACTAGATAGGGAGGTAGGGGTGGGAAGCCACCCCAAAAACCTAAAATAACCCACCTAAAAACTTGACAAAGTAAAGAATACATGCTATAATGGACGCTAGTCCATGTGGTGTTGACAGGGGCGAGGGGGGATGGTCCCCCCGATGTAGCGTAAAACTTTTACAGAGGATAGAGAGATGAATGATGAAGAGACTGGGAAGTGGGTTGTTTTGAATTTCTTTCCGCACTCCCCCACGTACGTGTATGGATTCTTTGATGACAAAGAACAGGCCCATGCCTACGCCCAGACAAACGGCATGACAGAGAACGGCAACGCGTATAGCGTCCACATGGTGCATAACGCGCACTATCAAGAAGACCCATCCGACTACGCTGGTATGGGCTGGGTTGGCAAGGACGGGAGGCCATGATGAAGAAGATCATGGATGTAATCGCAACCTTGTGCGTAGTCTATGTAGCCGCGCTATGCGTGTGGGCAGTAGCTATTTTTGGGAGAGGGTGATGCTAATTAAAAACGACGAGGGGAAGATTGCAATCCGCAAGGACTGGGGTCCGTCCCTAATTTCCTCCGGGTACTCACGCCCCGGCCCTACCAACTGCCGAGTAATCAGTTGGGATATGGAGAGGTTGCAGACCAGTCTCCTGCTACGTCACCGCGCACCGATTCGTACCCGCCTCGTAAAACTTTTACGCTTTGGGAGAGTGTGATGGAGAAGGAGCTGGAAGGCTACACGCACGAGGAGTTCTGCGCCCTGCTAGATCTCATGCAGGTGCGCTACGTCACACGCGATCCGTTGGCACGGTCGCCGAAGGAGAGGATGAAGATCATCAACTACTTCCGCTCGCAGAAGCGAGCAGAGCACAAGGTGCAAGAGTTTTTGAACGAGATTTGAAACGTAAAACTTTTACATAGAGGATAGAGAAATGAGAAGTAGTCTGCACAAACTGCCGTGCATCACAACCTACGAGGAAGCGGCATTCCAGTTTAAGAACATCAAGCCACTCCGTGGCTCTGAGAATATCCGTCCGCTGGGTAATCGTAGGGCTAAGCACTACGCAATCCAGAAGCACGACGACGACTATGTGTGTACGTTGTACGGACACTCCGTGCTGACCTTCAGCAAGGACGAGGACGGTAGCACTATCCTCACAGTCGACCTGTGTGGGTACAACACACAGACCACGCGTGGCTTCATCTCACGCATTGCCGTACTACCCTGCTACTCGTTCAGGGGTAAAACGTACATCGACATTGGTAGGGGTAAGGGCGATAACGCTTACCACCTGCCAGTGGGCTACTCCTTGCAGATCAAGAGTAACCAATGCCTGAACCCCGTGCCGTTGAAGAGGCAGGTCTTGGACCGTGAGGTTACTAAACAACTCAGGGACACATTCAAAGATAGTATGGCGGACGCTGAGGCTATGTTGAGCCTAGGA